GGGCGCAGGGGTTCGCGCAGGTGTCGCCGGTGAAGGGCGTCGAAGGGTTTAACCGCTCGAGCCCGGTGTCGGGCCCGACCTTCGTGGACGCGACCGAAGGCGGGAAACGCCTGCGGCGCGGGGCCCGGCTCTGGACCGTGGCGGTCTCGACCTTCAAGGCCGAGACCTATCGCTTCCTGCGGCTGGCGCGACCGACCGAGGAGGAGATGGCCGACGGGGCGGCATTCCCGCCCGGCTCTGTGCACCTGCCGCATTGGGTCGAGAATGAATGGCTGAAGCAGTTCGTGGCCGAGCAGCTGGTGACGGTCCGCACGAAGCGCGGCTTCGCCCGGCTGGAATGGCAGAAGCTGCGCGAGCGCAACGAGGCGCTGGATTGCCGGGTCTACGCCCGCGCCGCCGCCTGGATCGCGGGTGCGGACCGCTGGCCCGAGGAGAAATGGCGCGACCTCGAGGATCAGCTCGGGGCGGCCCCCACCGATAGCGATCCCGCCGGGCAGATCAACCGGCCGGGGCAGGCCCCGCAGGGCAAGCGCCGCTCCGACTGGCTCGGGCGGCGGGAGGGATGGTTCTGAACATGACCGACTGGACGGAAACCGAGCTCTCGGCGCTGCGCCGGGCCTATGCCAGCGGCACGACCCGGGTCAGCTATGACGGCAAGTCCGTCGACTACGGCTCGGCCGATGACCTGCTCGCCCGCATCCGCACCATCGAGCGGGCCATCGCGGGCACCACACGGCCACTGCCGGTGGCAGGGCTCGCGGGCTTCTCGCGCGGGGATCGCTGATGTCGGCGACCTGGTTCGACCACGCCATCGCCACGGTGGCGCCGCGCATGGCCGCACGTCGCGTTATGGCCCGGCAGGCCTTCGAGACCCTGACGCGGGGCTATGACGGCGCCGCGCGCGGGCGGCGCACCGAAGGCTGGCGCGCGCCGGGATCCTCGGCCGACACCGAGATCGGCGTGGCCGGGGCGCTCTTGCGTGACCGGATGCGCGACCTCGTGCGCAACAACCCGCATGCGGCGAAGGCCGTGGCGGTGCTGGTGAACAACATCGTCGGCGCGGGCATCATGCCCCGCGCCGCCAGCGGCGACGACACGCTGGACCGGAAGGTGGATACGCTGTTCGAGCGCTGGACGGCGGACTGCGACGCCGATGGTCAGCTCGACTTCTACGGCCTGCAGACGCTGATCTGCCGCGAGATGGTCGAGGCGGGCGAGGTCCTGGTGCGCCGCCGTCTGCGGCGAGCGAGCGACGGTCTGCCTGTGCCGCTGCAATTGCAGGTACTGGAGGCCGACTTCCTCGACGCCACCAAATCCGGCGCCCTCGGCGCGGGGCGGCTGGTGCAGGGGATCGAGTTCGACCCGGTCGGCAAGCGCCGGGCCTACTGGCTTCATGCCGAACATCCGGGCGATGCCTATGGCGCCTTGCAGAACGGTCTGCAGAGCCGCCCGGTCCCGGCGACCGAGATCGCCCACATCTATGAGAAGCAGCGCACGCAGGCGCGCGGCGTCCCGTGGGGCGCGCCGGTGATCCGGTCCTTGCGCGATCTCGACGACTACGAGGTGGCGGAACTGGTCCGCAAGAAGACCGAGGCCTGCGTCACCGCCATCGTCTTTGGCGACGACGAGGCGCAGCAGGGCATCGCGCCCTCGGTGGTCGACGCCGATGGCAACCGGGTCGAGCAGTTCGAGCCGGGGCTGATCGCCTATGCGCGGGGCGGCAAGGACATCCGGTTCAACCAGCCCTCCGCCACCGGTGGCTACGGCGAATACAAGCGCGCCAGCCTGCACACGATCTCGGCCGGGTTCCGGGTGCCCTACGAGCTGCTGACCGGCGACCTCAGCCAGGTCAACTATTCCTCGATCCGGGCGGGGCTCGTCGAGTTCCGCCGCCAGATCGACGCCGTGCAGTGGCAGCTCTTCATTCCGATGTTCTGCGCACCCGTCTGGCGCTGGTTCACGGAAGCCGCGTGGGCGGCGGGGCAGATCCCGTCGCCGACCGTGCCGGTCGAATGGTCGCCGCCAAAGTTCGAGGCGGTCGATCCGCAGAAGGACGCGATGGCGAACCTGCTGTCGATCCGCTCGGGCACCATGACGCTGGCCGAGGTGATTGCGAAACAGGGCCGCAACCCGGATGCGGTGCTGGCCGAGATCGCGGCGACCAACGCCAAGCTCGATGCGCTGGGGCTGGTGCTCGACAGCGATCCGCGCCGCGTCACGAAAACCGGCAGCGCGCAGACCGGCGATCCGGCGAACGATCCCGCCGCTGACGACACCACCGCCGACGACCCAGCTGCCGACGCGGACAATGACCCGGCGCAGGCCGACCAACAGGACTGACCCCATGGACACGATGATCGAACTGCCGGCCATGCGCCGGTCGGCGGAGCTTGCGCCGAACACGGCCGATGCCGACAGCCGCACCGTCGAGGTGGTCTGGTCGGCCGGGGCCCGCGTCCGCCGCGCCACCTTCTTCGGCGAGCCCTATGACGAGGAGCTGAGCCTCGATCCAGCCCATGTCCGGCTCGACCGGCTGAACGCGGGCGCGCCGTTCCTGAAGGTGCACGAGCTCGACACGCTCGACGCGGTGATCGGCTCGGTCGTGCCGGGCTCGGCGCGGATCGAGAACGGCCGCGGCATCGCGCTGGTGCGGATCAGCGAGCGCGCCGATGTCGAACCGATCTGGCGCGACATCCAGGCCGGGCACATCCGCGCGGTCTCCATCGGCTATCAGGTCCACCGCTTCGAGGTCTCGAAGCCCGAGGCGGCCCGGGAGCTTTGGCGGGCCGTGGACTGGACGCCCTTCGAGGTCTCCGCCGTCGCGGTCGGCGCCGACCCCGCCGCCGGTTTCCGCGCCCAGCACCCCCTTCACGACTGCGTCCTCCACCGCCGGGACGCCCCTTCCACAACGAAAGGACCGATCCCGATGACGGACAAGACGGAAACCCCGGCGAGCGACGCCGCAAACCCCACCACCAACCAGCCGACCGAGCCGGTCGAAACCGAGGACACCCCCATGACCGAGCCGAAAGCGGCTGCGTCCGATCCCAAGGTCGCTGCAGTCGAAACCCGGGCACAGCCCCACGCCGCCCAGACCAGCGCGCCCGACACTGAGGCGGTCGCCACCCGCGCCCGCGAGGCCGAGCGCGACCGCGTCTCCACCATCTTTGACTTGGCCGGGCGGCTGAACCTCGAGCGCGGCTTCGCCGAGGATCTGGTGAAGCGCGGCGTCAGCATGGACGAGTCCCGCCGACTGATCCTCGACCAGGTCGCGGCGAAGTCGGACGAGACCCGGACCTTCCCCCATGTTTCCGTCCCCCTCGGCGGCCGGGACGAGCTCATCACCCGCCGCGACGCGGTGGCGAACGCGCTGCTGCACCGCTACAGCCCGACACTGTTCCAGCTGGAGGACGCCGCCCGGCAGTATCGCGGCATGACGCTGCTGGAACTCGCCCGCGAAAGCCTCGGCAACGCTGGCGTGAACACCCGGGGCCTCTCGCGCGACGAGGTGGCGACGCGGGCGCTGCACTCGACTTCGGACTTCCCCGAGATCCTCTCGGCCGTCACCAACAAGACCCTGCGGCAGGCCTATGACGCTTATCCCCGGACTTTCGCGCTCTTCTGCCGCCAGGTTCTGGCCACCGATTTCAAGTCCATGCACCGCGTCCAGCTGGGCGAGGCGCCGCAGCTGCTGGAGGTCGGCGAAAGCGGCGAGTTCAAGCGCGGCACGCTGGGCGAGAGCAAGGAGAGCTACAAGGTCAAGACCTATGGCCGGGTGGTCGCCATCACCCGGCAGGTGCTGATCAACGACGATCTCGACGCCTTCACCCGCATCCCGGCGATGTACGGAAACTCCATCGCCCAGCTGGAAAGTGACGTCGTCTGGGGCATCATCACCGCCAACCCGGCCATGGCCGATGGCACGGCGCTGTTCCACGCCAACCACAAGAACCTTGCGGGCACTGGCGCAGCGCTGGCCGTCGATGCGGTGGGCGCGGCCCGTGCGGCGATGGCGCTACAGACCGGCCTCGACAAGAAGACGGTGCTGAACATCCGCCCCGCCTTTCTGATCGTGCCCGCCGCGCTGGAACTGAAGGCCGAGCAGCTGGTCGCCCAGAACCTCGTGCCCGCCGCGACCTCCAGCGTGGTGCCGCAGTCGATCCGCACTCTCTCGCCGATCAGCGAGCCGCGCCTCGATGCCGCCAGCGCCACCGCCTGGTATCTGGCGGCCAGCCCGAACCAGATCGACACCATCGAGTACGCCTACCTCGAGGGTCAGCAGGGCGCCTACATCGAGACGCGCAACGGCTTCGACGTCGATGGCGTCGAGATCAAGTGCCGCCTCGACTTCGGCGCCAAGGCCATCGACTGGCGCGGCCTCTACAAAAATCCTGGGGCGTAGGTCCGGCTGGCTCCCATGACGATCGATGATCGACAGGGCGCGGTGCCGATCCCCGGTTTCCCCGGATACCACGTCGACCTGACCGGCCGGGTCTGGAGCGCGCATCGCAAGGGCAGGATCCCTCGCGGTGCGTGCTCTCGCTGGCTGGACCGCCGCGACTGGACGCTGAGGCGGCCGTGGCGTGACCCAGAGGGGTATCTGCACCACACGCTGGTCCGCGAAACGGCAGGCAGCCGCCAGAGGATCGCCCTGCACATTCTGGTCGCGACCACGTTCCTCGGGTCACGACCGGAGGGGTTGGTCGTCGCCCATCTCGACGGCGACAAGTCCAACAACGGCGTCGAAAACCTCGCCTATGTCACGCAGCGCGAGAACATCGGGCACAAGCGCGACCACGGCACGATGTGCTGCGGCGACCGTTCGCATCTCTCGCGCCTGACCGATCATCAATGCAGCCGGATGCTCGACTGCCTCGGTGCGGGGTTCTCCCGCCGCGAGGTGGCCAGGGCGTTCGGCGTCACCGTCAGCCACGTCGCCGCCCTGAAGACGGGCCGCATCCGAAAGCACCTGACCAATCAGCACGTCTGAGAAAGGATCCTCCCCATGAAAAACTACGTCCAGCCCGGCAACACCATCACCCTGACCGCGCCCTATACCGTCGCCTCCGGCGATGGCCTGCTCGTCGGCTCCATCTTCGGCATCGCCGCCGGAGCGGCCACCCTCGGCGAGCCCGTCGAGACCGCGCTCGTCGGCGTCTTCGACATCACCAAGATCGGCTCGCAGGCCTGGACGGTCGGCACCAAGGTCTATTGGGACGACACCAACAAGCGCTGCACCACGGTAGCGACCGACAACACTCTCATCGGCGTGGCCACCGAGGCGGTGGCGAGCGGCGCCGGCGACACCATCGGCCGGGTGCGCCTGAACGCGGCCTTCTGATGAGCGCCTTCGCCGCCGCAGTGGGCGCGCTCTTCGCGGATCCCAACATCGGCCGAGACGCGATCTACATCGCCGATGGCGGCGCGCCCGTCCTGGTGCGCGGCGTCGCCCGGCGTGCGGATGTCGTCTCCGACTTCGGCGACGCGCGTCTCTGGTCCGAGACCACCCGGGTCGACCTGCGCGTCGCCGAGGTGACGAACCCGCGTGCGGGCGACCGCATCGAGATCGACGGGGATGCCTTCCTCATCCAGGGCGAGCCCGTTCGTGACCGCGAGCGGCTGGTCTGGACCGTCGATCTGAGGCCCGCGTGAAACTGAAGCTCGATATCGATCCCGACATCGTCGCGATGATGGCGGCCGAAGTCGCGGCGGGCGAACGCGCTGTCACGGCCGCCATGCGCGAGGCCGGTCCCGGGCTGAAGACGGCGTGGCGGCTGCAGATCACTGGCGCGGGGCTCGGGCCCCGGCTCGCCAACTCGATCCGAAGCCAGAACTTCCCGAGGTCGGGCGAGAGCCTGGAAGCCGCGGCGCTGGTCTGGTCGAAAGCACCGGTCATCGTGGGTGCGCATGACACCGGCCCGCTGATCCGCTCGAAAGACGGGTTCTGGCTGGCGATCCCGCTGCCCGCCGCAGGCAAATCCCTGCGAGGCGGCCGGATCACGCCCGGCGAATGGGAACGACGACGCGGGCTGCGCCTGCGGTTCGTCTATCGCCGCATGGGGCCGAGCCTGCTGGTCGCCGAAGGGCGGCTGAACACAAAGGGTCAGGCGGTTGTCTCGCGCTCCAAGACCGGGCGCGGCAAGGTCACCGCGCCGATCTTCCTGCTGGTCCCGCAGGTGAAGCTGCCCAAGCGCCTTGATCTGGCGCGGGACGCGGACCGGGCGTTGGACAGTGTGCCGGGCCTGATCGTGGCTAACTGGGTGAGCACGAAGCTTGATGGCGGCTAGTGTTCTGCGTCGAGCTTCGCAACGCTATCTCCCAGTGCATTCAGGAGTCGTCGAAAATCGTCACCCTCCCGAAGAATATTCTTGGCATCCTCAATGAAGCCCGCATCGCCGTCGAACGAAGGATGATCTTTACCCATGTCGATCACAGCTTGAGCATGCGCCACCATCTCATTGAGAGTGTCCCGAGTTTTCTGCAGGGTGCCCGTTTTGTTCATCTCGCGCAACGCGCTATACAAATGATGCAACGAAATCATCGCGTAGTAGTGTTGCGGAACACCTCTTGAAATCAGTTTATTGCAGAAATCCACTCTTTCGGACAGAATCCCGACTAGGAGCTCGAGCTTTTGTTCCTTTGGAATTCCAGCTGCCGAGATTTCCTGCTGCATATTCCCAAGGAGCCACACCATCTGCTTTAAAGAAGGGACATCGCCAGCGATGGCTTCTTTCCTAATAACCAAGGTGATTTCTCTTTGTTTATCGCTGCCAAGCCATGCGCTTATAAAATCCTCGTCACCAAGGATTTCGGAAGTTATCCTTCGATCGGCGTAGAGCAAATTGGCCACCGCCTTGGGGTCTTGACAGATTTTAGTGTAGTTTTTCTTCTTTCCCAACCCAAACAAAATTCTTCCTTTCATCTTCCCCAATCGTGAGCGCCGCCGTCCGACGTTAACCAAACGCCATCAGAAAGGTATATCGGTCCGCCGTCGCCCCCAAGGGCGGAATATAGGTCATCCTCGCGATCCCGAACCCTAGGAGGCGGCTTCGGTAGGGCTTTTGTGGTCTGTATCGGCTCCACCATGGCCTCGAGGTTCTCCGAGTTTTGAAGGAAAGACTGACCAAATTTCGCTGTGCGTTCTAGGATGTTATCTCGGCTTCCATGGAATGTTTGTCGAATGAAAGGGCCGTCGCCCTGGCTGGTTGAAAGAACCGAGTTTGGTTTCATTTCTTCGACGGGGAGGCCTTCAATGATCTGCACGTCAATTCCGTTCTTTCGCATAAGTATGAGCGAAGTTTGACGTTTATTAATCGCCGAATAGGCCATCTTGTACATCTTGCTCGCGGGCCGACGTGGTATCCACCCTATCCTGTAGAGGTAAACTGCTAGATCATAAGGACGCGCCATGCCCTCCACACTTCGCGACTGGCCGGGCGGCAATATGATACCTTCTTGAGTGAAACGCGCTTCGGACGCGAGGCATTCGATTGTATTTTGACAGTTCCAGTTAAGGAAATTTATGTCAGATATGCGCGCCCACTTCAGCGGTCGGTTGTTCATCTTGACCACGACCTCATCACCGATTTTCAGATCGGTCCGAAGGCAGTTCACCGGATAGGTCGTCCCGGTGTTATCGAAAGCAACATGTGCGATTATGTATGACAACTACGGCTCCCGTCATCTTGAAGCCAATGTCCCTATAGAGTTGAAGCGGGTCAAGGACCTATGTTGCTCGACAGTTCGGACACTTCGCAGCGGCTTTTTTGCCCTAACAGAATAGCGATCTCATGCCCACCCCACGCGAAACCATCCTCGCCGCGCTGCACGCGCGGCTTTCGGCGTTGCCCGCCACCGCGCTGCGGGGTGACGTGCTGCCCGAGCGCGTCCCGGCCGAGGGGTTGCTGATCCTGCGCGACGGCGAGCCGGGGGAGCCCGAGGTGACGCTGTCGCCACTACGCTACCATTACCAGCATCGCGCCGAGATCGAGGCTGTCGTGCAGGGCACCGCCCGTGACGCCGCCTTCGACACGCTGACCGCCAGCATCGGCGCGGCGCTCGCCGTCGACCGGACGCTGGGCGGGCTCTGCGACTGGGTCGAGGCCGAAGCCCCGCGCCCGGTCGATCTGCCGGTCGAGGGCGCCGCCAGCCTGAAGGCCGCCGTGATCCCGGTCATTCTGCACTACACCACGGCCGACCCTCTGGCCTGACCCCACCTACAACAGGAGAACACCATGGCACGAGCCCAGGGGGCGCGGGCGCAGATGGCGCTTGCGTTCGAGACCGTCTATGGCACCGCGCCCGCCACGGGCTATCGCACGGTGCCGTTTGCCAGCACCACGCTCGGCTCCGAACAGCCGCTGATCGCCTCGGAACTGCTGGGCCAGGGGCGCGACCCGCTGGCCCCGATCAACGACGCGGTAACTGCAGACGGCGATGTCGTGGTGCCGATCGATGTCGAGAACCTTGGGCTGTGGCTGAAGGCGGCCTT